GCTAATCGCTGAAGACCTTGCAGATTTTGCATGTAATTTTGAGGGTTAACAGATGTAATCCCGCCCGCTCTGGCATAACTTATCGGAACTTCGTATCCTGAGTAATCGTAATCTTTACTTACCTGACCAAAGCCCCCAAACATTTGCTGGCGACTCCGCTCTAAATCTTCTTGTCTTTTTCTTTTTTCTTTCCGACCAAGAGAGTCCATTTCATCTTGCATGCGAAGCTCTTCTCTTTTGCCCTCACCCAATGCTATTGGAACGAGAGTGCCGGGAGACATCATTTGAGACCCAATAGCTTTGGTAAAATCCATTGGGTTCTGCATAAAGGATTGGCCAATCTGGCCCTGAGCCTGCTGTCCTGCTGTATCAAGTAGACCTTGAGCATTAGAAAGATTAGTTTGCGCCGCTCGTCTAGCCATCTCTTCCGCAAAAGGAACTGGCGGACCCTGCAAGCCAGCTGCCACAGAAACATCTGGAACACCCTTTGCCGCCGCTTCCATTGCCGACTTACTTGCAATATCAAGTATGCCTTGGCCCTGAGTAACTGCTTCTTGTGCAGCCGTTACAGCGGGGTCTATAGATTTTGCAGCGCCACCCAATGCGCTTCCAAGCCCGTACCCAGTAAGCCCACTAAGCAAACCTTGCTTTAAATCCCCAGTTGCAGCGGTGGTAGCAAGGCCAGACCCTATAGCACCAGCCAGCGCGGGGCTAAGACCGCCAGCACCTATAAGACCACCAAGAGCGCCAGCCCCCGCTCCCGTGAGGAGGGTTGACCCAGCCAAGCTACCTAGCAATGGCGCTAGAAAAGGAAGGAATGCTTCCGGCTGTCCGGTAACCGGGTTTACGGTAAGAGACCCAGTTGGTGATAGCGAGGCAAGACCTTGTACCTCTATCGGATTCATGTGTACCAGCATGCTGTCGCCATAGCGTCCATGCTGGGCCATTTGATTTGCCATGCCTTGCATTGGCGGCTGTTGGTTTGGGTACATCATTAGCTTGTCTCCACTCCGAAGAGGTTAAACGAAAAGTCTGTTGAGCTTGCATAAACTTTAATAACGTCATTCTGCCCTAAGCAGATGCCAATCACTACAGTTCTTGTTGTCTTTGCTGCAAGCGCTTCATCATAAAATAAATACTGCTTGTCATCTGCTGACTCATTGTCAACATGGATGCTCACCCTAAAGGTTCCACCAGCTGCACCCCTGTTACAAACCACAAGAGAGCTAACGGTTGTCTGAGTTAGGTTCGGGGTGGTGTACAAAACTGTGGTAGTTGTTGCGTCTACATCTACCTGACCTAAAACTTTAATAGCATCTGTCATGAGGCACCCATTAATAAAAATTGGAATCGCCGCATTGCTAACGAGCCANCCTTATCGCCCTGAGTCTTTGCTAGTTGAATGTCGTTTTCAACGGTCTGAAAGGTAAACTCTAGTGTCCGCCGGAAGATGGCTTCGTTTTCATATTCATACTCTTGCTTTGCTAAAGGCATTGGTGTGTTACGTCTGCTTGTCATCTTCTACCGTCCGGCTTCATTTCAAATCTTAAGTCACCCAATCTCCAGCCATAGCCTGAGCCATTGCTCTCTATGCGAACCACCGCTTGACGAGCGCGACTCCTAACAAAAGACTGCGTTGATGTTGGCGTTACCGTAGAGGTTGATAGTGTAGACGGAGTTTCTAACGGGAAGTTAGACCCCTTTATAATTAAATCTGCCTCTGCACTTCCGGTATCACCGCTAAATGCAAAGTCAGGAATAATTCTGTTCATGTACATAAGAAACTCGCCATCTCCAAGCTCAACATCACCAGACTCAATGTATGCCGTCATTGGATTACCATCATCATCAAAGCCAACCTCATGCTCGTAGAGATAGTTGTTGCCACCATCTAACGCCGTTGTTGCAATTGGCTTTTTGGTGCCAGACCCAAGCCATGCACCACGAGATAACGTGCCAACCGCCCACACATTCTCTGCATAGTTGTATGATACATAGTTAGTGATCTCAGTGTTTCCTTCTCCAACCGGATAAAACCAAATGACCTCATTAAACGCATTGTTTTCTGCAGCAAAAACTTTAAAGGCTTGATCTTGGTTTAGATTTGAAAACACATGCGCCTTTACTGGGCACGGCAGTGGTTGAACAGAGCCGTTGTAAACGTAGAAGTTGCCCTTATCCATAAAGTATATCGAGCCACGAGCATTCACTGCCGCGTTAGGCGATATCATTGATACATCTGAACTGAGTCGTGTAAACTCAAAAACAAACGGAGATCCAATAAATCTCATTGAGTGCAAACTAACATCTGTCCAGATTAGTATTTCTTGTCTTGCCTGAATGGCACCAATTATCTGAGAGCCAGAGTTAATTCTAACACCACCAGCTGTGTTAGTTGCTGTTGGAGTCCAATCTGCTGCGTTCTGCTGATCGGAAAACCTTACAAACAATGGATCTATGTTTGACGAACCAATCGGGTTGGAGCCAAAGGCAATTACATGCTGATCGGTATCGGACACCATAACCTGAAGAGCAACTGTGGGAGCGTTTGAAGCGCCAGCAAGATCCGTAATATTAACAGCCCTTGTTCCTGTTCCGCTTGATTCATCCCAATAGTAAATACCACCACCACGGGGATTAAAAATTAAGTCTTCACCAAAGTTATCTTGACTATATAATCTAAGCTGTCCTGCCGCAGAAACTGCTGATGCGCTACCCCATGTACTAAAGCCCCACGCACCAGCGCTCCAGCCAGTTCCATCAACAAAAGCATTTAAGCCTGTATTGATTTGGTATTCTCCAACTGTAGAAGCGCCGCCATTATTTGTGTCGCTTGAGTTTGCAAAAACCTCTGACCCGTCTGTGTCTTTTGCCACAATGGTATAGCTGTCTACAGTGGGAACAGAAACAATTTGATACTCTTGGTTTAAAACAGTAGATGTTATGTTACCGCCCAGTGTTACCGCAGCAGAAAAAGTAACAAAGTCACCCACTACCGCACCGTGCGCTGTGTCAGATACAACGATAGTCGATGACCCATCGGTTGCAGAGAATGTTACATCGCCTGCCGATGTTGTCGAGCGTATGGGGGTTACATCATTAAAAGAAGAACCCTCGGAAACATAAAATTTAAGGTTTGTTCCTAGGCCTATGTAGCTAATTGATTCTAAAGATGACCAGTCATGAAGCGACCGACAAACTCCTAGAAAAAAATCAATGTTAAATTTCTGCCAGCCGCCTATTTTTTCAGGGCGACCTTGTCTAAAGCGAATCTTATCAGAGTCAAACCAACCAGCGCCTGCAGTGTATTCCGTGCCATCTTTGTTGACTCCGGGATTAAACTGAATTTTTGCTAATGGCATTAATAAGAATTCCTCTTAAAAAATATTATCTGTTAGCTATTGCTGACTGATAGCCTGATGGGTCTAAAGCACTTAGTCCATACATTGGATTTCTAGTCCCAGTAATACTTTCGTATTGCCTTAAAAACCTATCTGCATCAGCTAAACTTCCAGAATCCATAGCTTTTTGAGCCTGAGACCAAAAGTTTTTTGCGGCGGTTTCATTTTGAATTGGTGGTGTAAAGCTTTCTGACCGCCCGGGTAGTCCCGATGGTCCCATTAAAGAACCAATGCCACCAGAAAAATTGCTCAAAGGTAATGAACTGTAACCGCCGGTTGGTTGTTTGTTTCCACCTAGAGCATCATACTCGGATTGCGTAACGGGTTTTCCTGTTACATTGTCAAAATATCTTGGTTTTTTAGCTTGCGCGGCGCGATATTTTTCTTCTTGCTCTTTTTGTTCTGCGTTCATGCCTGAAAAAATAGGTCTCGGCATATCATTAGTAGCTAACACTCTAAATCTTGGCTCTGGACCTGTTGGTATAAATCCACCAACAAATGATTGACCACCGCCTATACCACCAACTGAAGGAAACACAGGCACCTCCCTAGAAGGCATTGTAGGCTTAGGCATTACAGGTGTAAGAGTTTGGTTGTTAACAGGTGCTGGTGGCTGTGTAGGTGGTGTAAATGCTCCCCTAGGATCTATTATTTTTGTTTGAGGCATACTTGGCATGACAGGAGGTGGTTGCACAGCAGGTAGATTAATAGGTTGCGCTAATTGTCCCGCGCTCTGGTAATAGCCACCCTTTCCACCAAATGATGGCTGATACCCAGTAACGCCTGATGAAGAATAATCCGGCATAGTTCTCTGAGTTCCCCCTTTGCTTCCGATAGACGGCGGTGAGCTTGTTACACCAGATCCTCTTGGGTCGTCACCCCTATATGGTGGCGGTGGTGGAGGTGGTGGCGGTTCATATACTGGAGGTACATATGGCTGATAATGAGGGCTACTAAAAGAAAAGATATTTGATGGCTGACCGTAACCACCAAACTGGCCGGGATTAAATGTTGACTGACCATACCCGTATGGGGTTGGTGGAGGCTGATAACTTCTACCCTTACCACCCGGAGACGGAATTTGTTGGCGCATGGGTGGCTGATAACCTCCTTTGCTGCCGGGTGAACGCATAGACTGGTTCATCATTTGGCCGCCAAATTGACCCGGCTGCTGATACGAGTAATTATTAAAGGTAGGCTGACTAGGTTGGGATCTGTAACTTTGGTTGCCAAACGGAGACTGGTAGCCCTGCTGCTGCATTGGCATCTGTCCACCAAACGAAGACTGTCCGCCTGTTTGGGTCATTGAGCTTCTGCTTCCACCTTTACTCATTCAAATCTCCTAGTACGTCCACGT